GAGCAGGTTTTGACCCTGTTTAATCAGGGTCTGCAGCTTCGCCATTTTCACCGCTTTCGGCTTGGTTGCCTTTGGCATTGGTCTGTCCTGCCTTCCGCTCTCGCTTCCAGTAGAAGCGCTTGCCGTCTGGCCTGAGATGCTTCCACCAGCCGCAATAGCTTGGCACTGGCGTCAGCGTGCCCTTTTTCACCGTCGCCATGTCAGCCGCTCGCCGCTTTCAGCCGATCAACATCAGCCTGCAGCGCATCGATCCTGTCGGTCAGCGACTGCGCGATCATCAGGCCCTCGACCAGCGCCTGCCAGATGCGGTCGTTGTCGCGGTCGACCTCATCGCGCTGCTTCCGTATCTCAGCCGCGACGTAGCTGCGCATCCTCAGTTCCGACATAGGCCTCTCCATAGCGTGGAGTGCCAGGACGCGTCAGATCGCCGTACAGCGCATGGCATCGCTGGCAGCGCCGCCACTCCAGCTTTTCATTGTCCGCACCGATGCCCTTCAGGAACGGCCACACGGTCGCTTCGGTGATCGACCCACAGCGCGGACAGGGGTGCATCGCATGCTCCGAGCATTTCACATGAAACGTGGTGCCTGTGCAGCAATGCCACACTGTTCAATTTTCCTAACGTCAGGTTGCATAATTAACTTGACGCAAGATTTCGGAAATTCCGAACAAATTTGGACTTTTATTTCAAAAGTGGCCGCCAAATCTTTCCGTTTGATTCAAAGTTTCTTCGAAAAGATTCCGAAAATTACGGCTCAATTAGAAGCCCGCTGATTCGTTATTTTGGTGGGGCCGGTACGATTGCGTCGAAAAAATCTCGAACGAGTCAGCGAATCTCTAATCGCGTTTAAACGCCTATCGGGTTCGTAATCATTTGGAAAATGTAACAGGTAAATACCCCTTGTACGATAGGGTAATTTGCCCTATGTGATGGTCATCGCAGAGGGGAACACCATGAAAACCGCCATCGCCTACATCCGCGTCTCGACCCAAAAGCAGGGCAAGTCTGGCTTGGGTCTTGAGGCCCAGCAGTCCGCCATCACCGCCTTCGCCGCCGCCAACGGCTTCGAACTGGTCGAGACCTTTGTCGAGATCGAGACCGGCAAGGGTGCCGATGCGCTCATGACCCGCCCGCAGCTGGCGACCGCGCTGGAAGTCGCGCGGCTGACCGGCGCGACCGTGATCGCCGCCAAACTGGACCGCATCACCCGCGACGTTCACTTCGGCTCCGGGCTGTTCATGCGTACCGACGTCTCGTTCAAGATCTGCGACATGCCGCATGCCGACAACTTCCAGATCAACATCATGCTGTCGGTCGCCCAGCTGGAACGCGAGATGATCTCGACCCGCACCAAGGCGGCGCTGGCGGCGGCCCGTGATCGCGGCCAGAAGCTCGGATCGCCAACCACCCCCACGATCCTGAAGGATCGCTCCGCCGCCTTCGCCGCGTCGCTGAAGGCCATTGTCGAGCCGATCCGCCATCTGTCGCTCCGCGCCATCGCCGATACGCTCAATGCACAGGGCATCGCATCCGCGACCGGCGGCGCGTGGTCCGCCGTCACCGTGAGCCGCATGATCAACCGATTGGAGTTCGCATGACCTCGAGCCAGTTCAACAAGGCGCTCATGGCGCTGGGCCTGACGCAGAAGATGCTGTCCGATGCGCTCAAGATCAACGATCGCACGGTGCGTTCGTGGGTCGGTGGCCGCAGCGCGGTGCCGAACACGGTCGCAGCATTGCTGCACTTGATGATCGACACCAAAACCAACGTGGAGGATCTCAGGCTGTGACCATCCAGTGTTTTCTGCTGATCGCGGTAATCTGTCTCGCGATTGGCTACTATTCACCGCGCTAGATACGATTGGAGGATCTCAGGCTATGACGCACCTTGCGCTTGGCGTGTTTTGTGTCGGCATCTGGATTGTGTTTCGGCTGCTGTGGGCCTTTGCTGGCCTGTTCGCCGACAAACCACGATCCGAACGACGTTCGCGCCCGCCACCACAGTCGCATGACGATGAAATTTGGGACGAAGTCTGGAACGAAGTAAGACAGCGACCCAGCGAATTTTTCTAAGCGCTGCCCAAAACAAAAGCCCCCGGATACGCACGGGGGCTTTTGTCGTTTGGTGCAAGGGGGCTTGTCACCGCCGCGTCGATCTGGGTCGCAGGTTCGACGCTTACCGAAAACTGCTCCCAAAACGACCCGCCGTCAACGGCCCTTCCAAAATTGGCCCAAGCGGAAGCCTGCGTCGGACAGGATCTCGGCGACGGCGATCCGCCCGTGGGCGAGGCTGCGGTAGCCCAGCATGATTCCGACCTGTTGCATCGAGGTGTCATAGCAGGCGACGTGATCGGCGACGAACGCAGGCCGGGTGCCGATCTCGGCGCGGGCGGCGCGATAGGCGTCGCGATGATCCTGCTGTCGTTCGGTTTTGGCCAGCCCCGACATCGACGCCGGATCGAACGCAAAAATGCGGTTGAGATCCACGCTCTGCATCGGGCCCTGCAGGCCGCCAGCGAGCCAGTGGAGCGCGTAGCGCTTCAGGGCGGCATATTCCTCGCCGGAAATCTTCCGGCGCACCCACGCCCGCCCCAGCGCGTCGTCAAGCATGCTGATCTTGCGGGTCGATCGCGACTGCCCGGCCACGGTGAACAATCCGCCCGACCGCGCGAGACGTTCGGCGGTGGGCCCGGCGTTGTCGTCCTGAATACGCATTCTGACATCGCTCCCAGCAGATGCGATGTTTCTGATTGCGCCGGGCCGCCGCGTCAAGCGCCCTGCCAAGCCCTCGCGCGCAGCAACAGGGAAGGAAGAAGAAGGGAAAAAGAATATCTGGTTGTGGTTAGTACAGCCCAAGTACAGCCGCAGCTGTAGCACCGGCTGTAGCTGGTGCTACCTAAGCCTTTGATTTTGCCAGCGCAGCTTCTCGCGGTTCAGCGAGGCGGTCAGGCCGCCCTTCTGGCCCTTGGTCTTTGCCGAGGTGACCTTTGTCGCGTAGCGCATCAGCTCGGCCTCGACCCGCTTGTGCTTCCAGCCGTCATAGAAAAACGCCTGCAGCACCGGCTTGTCGGCCTGCCATTCCTCCAGCGTCGACAGGGTGATGTTGGCGAGCTGCCGATCGTCGTCAGGCAGACTGCCGGTCGTCCAGTAATGCCCGATCAGCATCAGGTACGAGGCGTGCTGCAGCTTGCTCAGGTGCCTCGTGTCCCGGAAGTAGTCGCCCCAATAAAACGGCATCCAAGAGCGCGACATCAGCCACCTTTCGGATCGAGGATCAGCTTGAACTTGCCCCAGCCGATCCGGACCATCGGCTCAATATCATGTGCAAAACCGGGGCGGTCGCGCCGCCCGGCGATCAGGAACTCGTCGTCATGGTGGGTGAGATCGACGCCTGCGACGACGCCGTCCGAGAAGCGGGCGAACAGCGCCGAGCGCAGCCCGGTGGCATCCTTGAGCCAGCGGGCAGCGATCAGCTTGCCGACCGAGATGCGGTAGTCGGTATAGGCACCGAACGGAAAATTACGCTGCTTGGCTTCGAAGAACAGGCGCGGCACGGCGTAGCCGTAGTCGTGCTTTTTGAACAGGCAACCATCGAGCCGGTAGTTCATTTCACTGAGCCAGATGTAGCCGTCGTAGCGCTGCCGGTTGGCAGCGCAGACGGCGTCGGCGATTTCGATCTGGTTCCTGCGGTCGGCCTCAGTTTCCGCTCGCGGCATGCTCAACGCTCCGCGTTGTGCGCCACCGATGCGCGTCCCTGCCCGATCGATTCCGGCCACGACCGTCGTTGACGATCAGGCCCTTCCGGCGCAGTTCGGAAATGCGCGGCCGGATCGTCAGCACGCCCTCACCGAGCGCGTCGGCGATCTCGTCGGCGGTGCGGCCGGGATGCTTGTGGATGTATTCGTAAGCCTGCCTGCGCAGCGTGCCCGCGCGCAGCGCGATGGCTTCCGCCGCCTCGCGCGAGGTCTGGTCTTCTTTCCAACCCGGTTGCCTTGGATAATCCAGCACGGCTCACTCCTTTTCGTTGTCCACGATCCGCAGCCAGGAATATTTGCGGATCTTGGTTTTCTTCTTCGTGGTCTCGACAATGCTGTGCTTGATGGTCAGCGTCTTGGACGCCAGCCCGTTCAGCACCGGCTGCGGGTTGCCATCGACTTGGATCAGTTCGACATCGTGGTCGCTGCCGTATTCACGGCCCCAGATCGAATAGCGCTTCATGCCTCCTCCTCACGCTCCCGCTGATAGGCGATGGCCAGCAGGAACGGGTTGATGCCGAAGCTGGCCCAGAACACCAGTTCATCGCCCGCCGCATGCTGCATGCGGTGATGCCGGGTACACAGCGGCAACGCCCAGACATCGGAACTCTTCATCTGCATCCCGCTGTGCGGTTTGCCGTCGTTGATCGAGCCGACGCGCAGGTGCGCCGCCTCGATGTTCTGGTCGGTGCCGCACAGGCAACAGCGCTGCTCGCGTATCCACGCGAGATAGGCCTCGTCGTGTTCGCGTGGCTGGCGCTGCTCGATCAATGGCGCGCCCCGGCATTGAACTCGTTGAGGCGAGGCTCGATCAGGGTCCACGTCTGGTCGAAGATTTCGTGGGCGCGCTCCTTGCTGATACCGGCGGTGATCATCGTGACCACCAGTGCCCAGCAGATCGCCCGCGTCCCCTCACGGTCGCTGGCATTCTCCATTGCCATCAGCTGGAAGATCTGGGCGGCGAGGTGCGCGGCTTCGCGGGGTTCATGCATGTTCCATCGCCTTCCAAGCTTGAAATGCAAAATCGAGATCGTGCCATTTGAGCCGCGCCGCCGACTGGCCCGGCTTGTTGAGGTCGGAGCGGGATTCGACGCCGCAGATCGCGCGGACAGCTTCGGCGGCCATCTGCTCGCCGTTGACGTGCCAGCCCCTGTCTTCGGTCAGCCACGCCCAGAACACCGGATCTTTGCAGCGGATGCCCGCCTGCTTGGCTGGCCCGAGTTCGCGCCACTTGTCGCGCTCCATTGCCTTGTGTTCGACCGGCGTCTCGTCGTCGCTGACCTCGACCAAGACGCAGGCGAAGCGCGTGCCCATCGGGGCGCGTCCCAGAATCTCGCTGTAGTCCGATGCGCTGAACACAACGCGCAGCATCCAGTCGCCGGACTGACGCTGCTGCAGTCCGTCTTTCTTGACCTCAAGCGAGATCGCGTTCTCGATCGCCTTCGCCGCCTCGCGATTCATTTGAACACCTTGCGGATTTCGGTCAGGGATTTTTCGACCTTGTCGGCGAGCGACATCAGCCGGGTGATTTCCGGCTGCAGCGCGCGGATCTGCTCCAGCACAGCGGTGGCGTCCTTGATGTCGCGGCGGATCTGTTCGTTGCTGACCTCGTCGCCGAAATGCTCCTCGCGCACCAGCCGCACCCACGCGCGCGGCACGCCGAGATCGGTGGCGACCCTCTCGTCGGTCCAGCCGGGGCCGTAGCCAACGGTGTCATCGACGTAGACCTGATTGAGTTTGTCGAAGATGATGCGGCGATCCGGACGTTCCATCACCCGCACGTTCTCCTGCACGACCTTCATATTCATGGAGTGCGCTCCGTTGGTTGCCGCGTTGGTCTTGTTGGCTTCGGCCTTGTCGATGTCGGGGGCTTTCGCGGCGGCGAAGCATTTCGGACAGCGATGCGCGTTGCGGGTCTTGCCGATCCGCCAGCCCTTCATCTCCAGCTTGCGCGCGATGTGCTGCCACGCGATGTCGTCGCCGCCACCGTTCTGCATGGTGTTGACCGGCAGCGGGATCGCGGCCTCGCAGCCATAATGGCCGCAGCGGGCGATGATGCCGCGCACCATGCGGCCGTCCTCGCCATGGGGAACGGCGGTGTGTTCGAATGCATTAACGGGATTGGGCCGCATTCATTTCTCCTCGAACAGATCCTGCTGCTGATCAGTGCCCTGCCGCCGTCCGGTGAGATCGGTGCGGACGCTCGACCGGCGAATGCCCGCCAGTTCGAAATGCGCGTTGCCGATGCGGAGGTGGCCGATGATGTGCGGCTCATGCGCCGAGAAATACAGCTCGCCGACAATTTCCTTCGGCTTGGTCATGCGCTGGTCCTCGCCGGGATTTTTGCAGTGACGAGATTCTTGAGCAGCAGCAGTTCCGCAGCCGTGATGGCGAAATCGCGCCGTGCGATCCGCTGCGCATCCGAGTTCCACCAGTTCAGCAGCACCTTCGGGTCAGGGTCGTTGAACGCCTCGATCTTGGCCCTGCATTCCTCGATGAAGCGCAGCCGCGACAGGTCGGCCTCGTCGGCGACGTTGGCCTGCTGCTTGTCGTACAGCGCCAGACCGAGCGGATTGCCGAAGGTCTTCAAGGCGCGCTTGCGCGCGTCGGTCTCGGCTTCCTTGATCGCGCTCTCGTGGGCCTGACCGAGATCGAGATCGATGCCGTGGCCGATGCCGCTGCCTTCGCGGATGATGCCACCCGCGACGATCCTGACCTTGGCGGCGTAGGTGACGCCCCAGCCGGGCTTCTGCGCCTCGCCTATCGGCCTGCCGCGCTCGCTGACGCAACGCATGTCGAGGGTCTCGCTCGACCAGCCGTCGAAGCCGAAGATGCGGTTCGCTTCGGCTTCAACGTACCAGCCCTCGACATAGGACACCTCGCGACCGCCCTGCTTGCGGGTCTTGACGGCGTCGCGCGACAGCGGGGCATTCAATGCATCGAGTTGGGTTTGAGAGAACGGCATGTCACTTCACCTTGATCGTCAGGGCGGGCGGCGAGTTGGAAAGATAAAGTCCCGGCACCTCGCGGTGCGCCAGCAGCGCCTCGCGGATTGCGGTCTTGTTCGGCTCGCGCTTGATCCGCACGAGATCGTCGGGCAGCGCGTCGGCACTGACCTCGCCGATGATCTGCGGCGGCGAGGCCCGCTGCGACACGGTCGCTTCCGGCAGTTCCAGCTTCTTCAGATTCGCCGCCTGCAACACCGACAGGATCATCTCGCGCAACAGCTCGACGCGCCGAGCGAACCGCGCGCGGCGGTCGGTCAGTTCCTCCAGCCGCGTCGTGAGCGCGTCAGCCATCGTCCGGTTTTCGGAGACGGCCAGCACCAGCGCGGTCAGCGCCTCCTTGATGTCGGTCGCGCCTTCCAGCGTGTCGGCGCGCAGGATCTCGTCATCCGCCAGATCGGGATAGCGCAGCAGCGCGTTCTTCAGATCGAGCCGCAGCTGTTCGAGGTTGAACTTCATTTGCCATCCGCCTTGTCGAGCAGTTCGGAAATTGCATCGCGCACCGCTTCCAGATCGCCGTAGCGGGCGCGGATCTCGGCGATCGACATGCGGCGCAGCGCCGCCGTGTCGATCATGGTGCGGGTGACGCGGTCGGTGAGCGGATGCGGGTTGCTGATCAGCCGCAGATTCATTGCACCCTCCCCCGGCTGCGCAGCAGCACCTTCTCGCTGATCCGCAGCCGCAACAGGTCGAGGTCATCGCGCAGCAGCGGCCTTGTGATTGCGAGCCGCGCGATCTTGCGGATGGCGTGCAGCACGGTGGTGTGATCGCGATAGCCCACCCGCGTCCGGGTCGCGTGCAGCGAGGCGCGGCAGTATTTGTGGGCCAGATAACAGAAGATCTGCCGGGCCAGGACGATCGCGCAGCGCCGGGTCGGCGACACCAGTTCCTCTCGGGTGATGGCGTAGAACTCGCAGACCGCCTGCCGGGTCTCGGCCATGGTGGGCCGGGACTGTTCGAGGTGGGCGAACAGGCGGTCGAGAACTTCGGCGTCGTCGGGGATCAGCGAGCGCTGATCTGCAAAGGCCTGCTCAAGCGAGCGCGGCGCGATTCCGGTTTGAACATCCATGCGACACCCCCTTGCTGTGCTGCTTATGCGGCGCTCTTGCCGAGCCGCTGGTTCCAGAGATGCGGGGGTGCCGTCAGCCTGCGACGGCGCAAGGCCTCGATCATCACCCAGTAGGTGTTCGCCGGGAACGTTTCGGCGCGTCCGATCCAGTTCCACGCCTGCTTGGAGTTCGCGCCGGTCAGGTCGCAGACAGCCGGGAGACCACCCAGCGCGTCGACCACTTCGATGGTCGTTCGCAGTGTTTTCATGGCGATTCCATTTTATTTGGAGTGCGATTTTCTAATCGTAACCACGGCGATCCTATGGGTCGGCGTAAGCAGTTTGCAATCGAAAAAACTTCGACATAGAAGGCAACCTTCAATTGCTAAAACTGTTCGTATGGGTAGTGTTAAAACCGTTGGGTGTAAGAGTTTGACTTCTCTCTCATCAGGAGGATTAGAGGCGGTGAAGAAGGTCGGCGGCTTCGACATCAAGGCGTACCAAAAGCGCTTGCGCATCCTGCGCGAGATCGTCTCTGGCGGCGGTCAGCAGGAGTTTGCCGACAAGCTGGGGATTCCCATGAAGCGGTGGAACAACTACGAGCGCGGCTACCCGCTGTCGCGCGAGACGGCCTTCCTGCTGAAGGAAAAATTTCCGGATGTGTCGATCGAATGGGTGTGGTTCGGCATGACTGGAAACCTCTCAAAGGCGTTCGCCGAGAAGGTCAGTGCGGTTGAGAAGTTGGAGCGCGAGCGCGAACTGGCCCATTCCTCGCTCAAGAAAGCCAAGGAACGGGTCAAGCTCATCGACCAAGCGCGGGTGAAGGTGCTGCGTCCGGGGCGCTAGTCGCCGGGATCTTCGGTCGCGTCCACCGGGATGGCGCGGCTCGCTCTCACCAGCGCCGCGATTCGCCCCGCCAGCGCCAGCACCCGGTCGGACTCGACCTCATCGTTGGGCAGTATGTCGGCAATAAAGAGGGCCAAGCCCTCGCGGTCGTAGTCCTCGTCAAGAATATTCATGCAAAGTCCCTCCTTCACGCGGAAGAGGCGTGCGGCATGTTTGTTATTGGATCGTTCCCTGAAGAATTAAAATCTCATCACACCTCACAAAAAAACGAAACGTGTTTTTTTCGACAACCTCTAAAAATTTTTTCGGGATTACGGCTTGTTCACAATCGTAATGGCTTGGATACTGCGACCATCCTCAACTGACCTGATGATGGAGCATGACGATGCACGCAGCGCCGCGCGCCGATCTCGCGCACAGCTATGACCAGATCGATTTTGCGACGGCGCGGGCCGCGCCCGCCCGGCCCGAGGCGACGCCGCCGTCCTATGGCGGCCCGCAGCGCGATGCGATCAACAGCGTGGCCGATGGCATCGTCGGCGACATCTGCAATCGGATCGCGACCCTGCGCCGGACGCTCGACGTCCTCGAACAGCAGATCCTGACCAGCGCTGCAGAGGCGAAGCATGCGCTCAACGCGCATGTGGTGATCTGCCAGACAGTGAACGACGAGGTGGCGCGCATGCGCCGCGTGGTCGCCGATCTCGGGGGCGACAGCGATGACGCTTGACCGCATGCTGTTCCTCGTCGTGTCGGATCACGAATCCGGCCCGATCATCTGGGAGGTCGAACTCTCTCAGATGGATCGGGCGACCGTCGCGAAGGACATCCGCGACGGGCAATATGCCGACGTGCTGCACGTCATCGAGTTCAACCCGGTGGAACACATCTGCCGGGAAGTCACCCGTGAGTTCGAGGGGCTGACCCGCTTCGACCGAGAACTGGCCGATGCGCAGAGCGACTACCGGGGGGCGCAGCCATGACCACTGCCCGCCGCATGCTCGACATTCATCAGGTCTTGGACATCGTCCCGGTCGGCCGCACCACGATCTTCCGCATGGAGCGGGATGGCCGCTTCCCGGCCAGCCATTGGCCCTCCCCCGGTCGCCGATGCTGGTTCGAGGACGAGGTGGCCGCTTGGCAGGAATCCCTGCCGACGAACAATCGGATCAACCGCAGGCGCAAAGCGGTGAAACAGATCTGATCTAGGGCTGATCTAGGGCTGGGGGATTCCCGGCCCTTTTTCGTTCTTTTCACCAAAATTCAAAAAGTGCCTGTCGTTATTGGCTTACTTGCATTTTTGCGAGCGAGAAAAAACGCTTGACGCACATCACAGAACGTCTGACAATGAGTGTCAAGTGAAACAGACTGAAACCACAAAACGCCTGTATAAACCGGGCTTTTTGATACCCTTGTTTCAGTCGATTTCACGTCGTTCTGCCGCATCTAGGGCTGAGACCTAGTGCCACATGCAAGGGGGAATACCAGTGCCTGAGACCATTACCGACCGCGTCTGCACCCGCCGAGTCGCGAAGCAGACCAAGATCTACGACAAAGTCTGCGCTGGCTTCTATGTCAGCATTAGCCCGAAGGGCGTGGCCACCTTCGCGTTCAAATACTGGAACGCCAAGGCCAACAAGCAGTCGTCGGTCACCATTGGCGTCTACGATCCGGACAGCCTCACCCCGGCCGACGCCCGCGCCGAGGCTCTCACACTGAGCAGCAAGGCCCTCCGGGGCATCGATATTAGCGGTCAGGCCAAGAAGGCAAAGACGGCAGGAACCTCGACCGTCAGCCAGATGCTCGATGATTTCATCACCGAGATCAGCTCGCTGGAAAAGAAGCCCGATGGAGAGATGCGCCCCGTTCTCGAAAGCTGGGAGAACGTCGCAGGTTTCCTGAACCGCGAAGTCCGGCCTTCCATCGGCACGATGTCCCCGGCGGATGTCACGAACGTCGAGATCGCCTGCATCCAACAGACGGTTGCCAAGCGTTCGACCAGCGGCGCGCGGCAGACGCGCAGTGCAATGAAACGCCTGTTTGCGTTTGGAGCCGAGGCGGGTCGCCCCTACGGCCTGATCTCCAGCCCGGTGCACAATCTCCCCAAAGTCAGGCCGGAACACCCGCGCAGGCGCGTCCTCGACCAAAACGAGATCCGCACCCTGTGGTGGGGCCTCGACCGGCCTGACCTTCCGGTCACCAGAGCCATCGCACTGGGCATCAAGTTCGAACTGGTTTCGATGCTCCGTTCGAAAGAGTTCCTCAACGCGCGTCGTTCCTTTATTGCCGGTGACAACACTCCGACGCCGGTCCTCCGCGTCCCGATGAAGTTTGTGAAGAAGCGGCGGGTTATTGAACAGCCGCTCAACAGTCTTGCAGTCGAGATCGTTGACGAGGCCTGCAGATCGCACAACCGCGATGTGATCTTTTCGCCTCGCGCGTCCGATCCCGACGCCGTGTTGGGCCGCAGTGCCCTCAATCAGGCCCTACGAGGAAGGCGCACGAAGAAGAACCCGCGCGTCGGCATTTGTCAGCTTCTCGGTATGAAGGACTTTACGCCGCACGACCTTCGCCGCACCGCCGCGTCACTTTGCGGTGACCTCCAGATATCAGATGCCGAAATCGCCAAGTGCCTTGATCACAGCAAGGGCAGCGGTGAGAACGTCGCCGAGACCCCCAGCGTCACTGGGCGCGTCTATGTACACTCAAAGCGCCTGACCGAAAAGCGGGCTGTCCTCGACGCCCTCGATGCTGCCCTGCGCGGTATCATCGGTGAGCGACCGCAGGAGGCCCTGCGGGAGGCCGCCTGACGCTTTCCAGTCAATCGCGCAGTCAATCAAGCCCGGCCCGGTCCACACCGCGCCGGGCTTTTTTGTGGCGACAAAACGGTAAGGTCCGGAAGCGGATGCAGTTGGTGCGGCGACTCCCGCAATTCGTGCGGCGGCGTCCGCATTTCGTGCGAAGGGTCGCCGTTGACAGATTTGTTAATTGCCGCCCACGCCGCCGGTTGCCAGTTGTTCCCGTATGTCAACGACCGAACGTAAGCCGCCGATCCCCCTCGCCATCCCCGAAACCCGCGCCGCCCTCGCGCGGATGTATCTCGAACTGACCATCGCCTTCCACGCCACCATCTTCCCGCTGGAGCAGACGCCAAGCAAACTTGACGCCAACCTGACCGCCGTTGCGGTGGCGGTGATGCTCGGCCACGCCGATGGCAACCCGATGAACGCGACCGAACTCACCTCGATCCTGCGCATGTCACGCACGTCGGTGCAGCGCAGGCTCGATGTGCTGATCGCGCACGGCATCATCCACCGCGTCGAGGACAGATATTTTCTTGATCAGGTGCGCGCCGCGACCGTGCCGTATCGCGACCGCTTCGAACTTATTTTGTCGAAGGGCTTTGCGGTGATCGGCGCGCATCTGTCCAAAATGGACACGCCCAAAATGGGCACTTGATTTTTCAGGAATGAAAAAAAATTTCACGCGCCGCCGCCATCGCAGTGCTGCGAGGCCATTTTTAATTGCGTCGAAAAAAACGATGTTGATCTGCAGTTGCAGCAACATCGCTTTTCGTTTTCGCTCGACCAACGTTGCTCACGGCAAATCCGCATTCGGACATTCTCGGGATGATGACCAACTTATCATTGCCTCCATAATTCTGATTTATTTCGGCTGGCATAGACCGGCCATGAACAAGGTCACGCTGCGGCAGGTGCCATTTGCCGACTTCGAAGCGCTGCGCGAAGGCGTGCAGGATGCGCCGATCGACATCGTGCAGCTGGAGTCCGGCACCATGACCGGAACGGTGACGCATTTGTCGGTCGGTTCAATTGGCGTCTCGGTCGGCAGCTTTTCGCTCGGCTTTCGCGCGTGCGGCGTCCAGAGTGATCACCGATGGACACTCAGCCACAACAGCGGGCCTGCCGTGTTGCGGCGTTTCGAGATCGGCGCGGGCGACCTCTTTCTGCTCGCCCCCGGTCAAGAAATCTATGCGAGATATTCCGGTGCCAACCGCTATGCGGCACTCTTGATTGCGCCGGATGAACTGTTTGCGTATCTCGAAAGCCAGCAACCCGGCGCAGCGGACGCTGCGGTGTGGCGGCAGTGCGCCACGGCGCTGACGCTTGATCCAACCACCGCCGCCGCCAACATCAGGCAGGGGTCGATGCTGCTGGATTTGCTGGCCAAGCATGGGCCGAAGCTGTCGAGCGGCGAGGCTGATTTCTACCGGCGCAGCCTTCTGCATCTGAAAACCGCGCCGCTGCGCAATGCCGTCAGCTACCGGGGCGCGCCCGTGCGGTCGGCGGTGGCGCTGGTGCGCAAGGCCGATCGCTATCTCGCCGACGCTGGCGCAAGGCCCGTCCATGTCTCGGAGCTGTGCGCCGTGCTTGGCGTGTCCGAGCGAGCGCTGCAGCGCGCCTTCGAGGACGTGCTTGGCATGGGGCCGATCGCCTTCAGCCGCCGCAAGCGGCTCGGGGACGTGCATAGCGCACTGAAGCGCGCCGCACCCGGTGCCACGGTCAAGGACATAGCCCTTGCGCATGGCTTTGCCGACCAGCCCCGCTTTGCGCGGGCCTTTCGGCAGGCGTTCGGCGAACTGCCGTCGCGCACTTTGGGCCGACATCTCTTTTCGTAATGCTTGGCGCAAAGCGCATATTGTCGAGCGCTGTCGGAAATCGCATATTTCCCAACCAGCGGTTACCTGACTCCACCGCCACTCCCGCGTTTAGCCCAGCAAATAAGGGCCTTTCGCAATTCTGTGGACTCTTTCTCGCACTCCATTACCGTCGAGCCCACTACGCCGGATCGAGTGCAATGCAAAGAAAAGTGAACATGAGAGAACAGCAAGGGTATCAAGCAAATGGCCAAACTTACTCCCGTTGAACATTTTCGTGTTCAATGCGAACGGAACTGTCCGGTGTCAGACTTGGGTCCGCTCGTCGCCGACCTGACCAAGCTGGGCATGACCATTCAAAATGTTGAACTGGCGACCGTCATCCCGACCTACGCGAAGAAGGCCCACCACGAGGTCAAGGCGGAAGACTTCCTGATGGCGTGGACGCAAGAGCATCCGACCTTCAGGGCGATCGAGGCGGTCCAACACTTCCGCGCCAGCGGACGCACCGATGGTGCCTGCTACACCGCGCTGCGCATGCTGGCCGAAGCCAGGACGCTCAAGAAGCTTGGCCCCGGCAACTACGCCCGCAACGACGTCAAGGCGATTGCCGCCCCAAAAAACAAGACGGCCAAGCCCGAGAAAACCAAGCGGCCCGAGATCAGCCACGGCGACTTCATCCTGCGGCTCGCGCGCAGGCAGCATGGCCGCTTCACCATCGGCAAGGTCAAGGAGGTCTTCCTGAACGACGGGCGCAACGCCGGGTCGGTCAGCCCGACCGTCGATGACCTTCTCACCAAGAAGCGCATCCGGCGCATCAGCGACGGGATGTACGAGCTGATCCCCGACGCTCCCGCCAAGAACGGCAACGGCGCAGCTCCGGTCGAGGGAGTAGCGATCCATGGTTAAGATCAGCGGCACTTGGGGCTCACGGGTCTACCGCGAACAAGAGTTCGACCCGGAGATTGAAAACATCACCAACGTCTGGCGCAAAGATCGTCTCAAGGAAACCGACCTCGCGGCGCTCGCGGGGCTCAGTCCGTCGACCGTGAAAAATCTCGTCGGCGGACAAACGCGCAGGCCGCAGTTCACCACCTTCGCGAAGATGGCAGGCGCGATGGGCTACAAATACGGGCTCGAACGCGACGAGAGGCCCGACTACGACAGCGAGATCCCGGCCGCGCGCGAACAATACAAGGCGCACAGGGCGGCGCTTGAAAAGGCGCGCGGGCAACCTGCTCGCAAGAAGAAGGTGAAAAAATAACATGGCCAAGAAATCGAAGCCGACCCCGCGCGCCAGCGGCGACGTCGACAAGCGTGTCGGTCAGCGGCTCCGACAGTTGCGGATGCAGATCGGATTGTCCCAACAGGAAATTGCCCTGACGCTGGGCGTCTCGTTCCAGCAGATCCAGAAATACGAGAAAGGCGTCAACCGGGTCTCGGCGGCGCGGCTGATCGAACTGGCCGACCTGCTGCACACCACGCCGCACGACCTGCTCGGCTACGACGCTTCTGCTTTCGACAAAAGCTCGCACAACAGCTTCAACACCGAAGCCTACAAGCTGGTGCAAGCCTTTATGGAGTTGCCCGAGGCGATGATCTCCCCGATCCGCATCCTGATCAACTCGCTGATCGAGGCCCATGACAGCCTGCCGAAAAAGAAGAAGGCGTAAAGCCAAACGCCTTGGGAGGGGTCGCGATGTTGAATGCGTCGATTGCCGGAATCACGATGCCGCCGCGCATGTCGCGGCGGCCGGTGTCGGACAAGGGTTTCCCGGTGCCGTGGTTCGCTTCGTTGCGAGATGGCAAGTGGGACTTCGTCAACCTCGACCCGCGCAACATCGTGGAAGCCTACCGGCGTCAGATCTGTTTTTTGTGCGGCGAAAAACTTGGGGCGTTCAAGTGTTTCGTGATCGGCCCGATGTGTTCGATCAACCGGGTGTCGGTCGAGCCGCCCGCGCACCGCGACTGCGCCGAGTACGCCGTGCGCGCCTGCCCGTTCCTCGCCCGGCCCAATGCCAAGCGCAACGACAGAGCCCATCTTGGCAAGCCCGAGGACACCCCGGGCACCATGGTCGAACACAATCCCGGCGCGGTGCTGATCTGGATCACCAAGCGCTATGCGCCGATCACCGATGGAAGGGGTGGCGTGCTGTTCGAGATCGGCGATCCGGTCGAGGTCTACTGGTACACCGAGGGGCGGCAGGCGTCGCGCGCCGAGATCCTCGCGGCGATCGACAAGGGCCTGCCCCATCTGCGCAAGGAAGCGGAACAAGCCAATGCGCTGGATGATCTGCAGGCGATGATCGACCGCGCCATGACACTGCTGCCAGTCGCCTGAGGGGGTGCCATGTCGAATACTGAAAAGATTTTTTCCGCCCAGATCGAGGCGATGGCGCGCGGCAGTCTCAACATCTGGACGGTGTACTCTCACCCGGCAGATTTCCCGCATAGCTATGTCGCGCGCCGGTTCGAGGTTGGCGGCGGCGGCGAACCGGTTGCGACCGGCGACATCGTGCAGGGCGAATTATCGATGATCCGCGCCAGCTTCGCTTGTTGCGGGCTGGCCTGCCTCGCCCGCAACGAGGACGACGACACGACGATTGTGGAGAGTTGGCTGTGAGGGGGAACAATGACGTTCTACGTTTACAAAAACGAAAGCCGCAAAGGCAGGCATGCGTGGGTCGGACAGCCGAATCAGTGGCGGCTGGTCGGCGAGTTCGAGCAGGAACACAAGGCCGTGTTCGCCGCCGAGCGGCTGTGCCCGCGCGACTGTGACGTCAAGGCCGAGCCAGGATGCGGCCTGAAGAAAGCATTGTTCGGCTCGACCAAGCGCGCCTACTGGTCGGCGCTGATCACAACCCAGAAACTATGAAGGGAAGCGGCATGGGGAAAGCACAGCGGCTTGAAAAACTGCCCGACGCACAACTCAACGAGTTGACTGCGCTGGGCTCCGACCGAACCGGCGATGCGGCCATGACCGTGCTGCAGCTGATCGATGACCCCGGCCAAGCCGCCGCAGTCGCCGCCGTGATGGCGACCAACCTGATGCGATTGGCTGCACTGTTCGCCCACACCGACAACATCATGAAGGGCGGGGACAAGCCGCATTCGCAGATCGTCGCCGGGCTCGTGTTGCAGATGGCGCAGGAGACCGAGAGGAGACCGCCGGGCGCAAAACAGCTGGAGCGAATCCGGCGATTGAAAGAGCGCTTCGGTCTGTGATGGAGGCCATGATGAGCAGAACCGATATCATCACGATCCTGTTCGGCATGATCATGGCCGCCAACGTCATCGCGCTGGTGCGTCACTGGCGGATGATGCGCGTGCTGAACTTCATGTTGAGCGGCCTGATCGAGACGCAAAGGCAGTTCAACGAAATCATCGAACTGGACCGGGCGCGTCGGTCGTGATCGCGGGCCTGCTTTCCAGCAGCGCGGCAAGGCTTTGTTCGGCCTCAAGGCGCTGCCGCTCGATCTGTTCCTGCTGCAGTTTCTCGATCAGGGTCTGCTTGGCGTTCTCGATCGCGTAGGCGTCGAGGTAGCTCTGATAGGGCGAGATGTCGGTGATGGTCTCGTTCGGCGGTCGGGTCGGGATGCGACGCTCCAGATCAAAGCCGCCCTTGAACTCGACCTCGCCATAGACGCCGTACCATTGCACGGCGTGCGTGCCGTCCTTGGCCAATGCGGTGCAGTCGACGGTTCGCGCGGGCTTGCCGTCCATCGACACAAGGTTGTCGTCAACGACGATTGTTGCGCGCATCCGTCAATCTCCCCATGCTCATGTCGGCGGCGAGGCTCACCGCCTGCGTCACGCCCTCGACCAGACCATTGCGCAGCGTCTCGATCGCCGCGCCGGACTGCCGCTGCATCTGCGCGTTCTCGACCAGCAGCATCGGTAACAGCGCAATGGCGCAGCGCCAGTCGTCAATCATCTCCTCGCTCTGCGGATTCTTGCCGATCACGCGGGTCCACCACGGGCATTTGTGGCACACGGTCGAGATGTCGACCTTGTGCAGCGGACAGATCGCGCCTTCATCAGCGTGCGGAATTTTCACCATCAGTTTTTGCTCGCGAGGATGACGTCGATGTACTGGATCGCCATCGTGATCGGGTGATTGTGCGCGCCGCCGCTGGCGTTGTTGTTGGTGACGCTGAAGCTGTTGCCGCCGCTCCATTGGTTGGTGTAGGTGATGTTGTTGTTGCCGCTTGCATCATATGGCACCCAGTAGCCGGTAGCGGTCGTGATCGGAGCCCCGGCCCAACCGCCGACCGACATCGGCACATAGTAGCTACCAGTCCCGTTGGGGTAGGTGTAGATGGTGCCCGATCCGCTTGATGTCATGCCCGCCGCCGTCTCGGCGAGCGTCAGCGTGTGATTGCCGACCACGCTCTGCGCCATCACCGTCGAGAAGGCATTGGTGCCGCCAGCGACACCGCCATTGCCAGAAACGACGCGCAGCGCCTTGTCGTTCTGCGTCGTCAGCTTCGTCCAGCCGGTCGGGGCCGACGCCTGATAGAACAGCATCACCGTGCCGGATGGGAACGCGGGCGGCGGCACGTTCGTCGCGATTGCGTTGTCTACATAGTGCTTGTCAGCGGCGTCAGTCGGATTTGCCGGGTCGCCCGCGAGCGTCAGCGCCGCCGCCATCGGCGTCGAGCCGTCAGTATAGACAGGCGTCCTGCCGCCGGTCGGCGCGCCGATCGTCGTCCACTTCTCGCCGTCCCATGTGTAGGTCGGCACGTTCTGCACGGGTGTCGCCGGATATTTCTGACCGACAGTCGGGGCACTTGGAAAGTCGAACATCGTCAGATCCTCGCGGAGGCTTTCCAGACGCCACTGTTGACCCAGCCTTGAAAGTTCGTGAGCGAGACGCCGAGAAACTCAAAGTGATCCCGCGTAATCAGGTTTAGCGTCGGCGTAACGCTTACCGGGCTCCCTCCCGAATAATACGTGTAGCCACTGAGCGTGACGCCGGGGGTGGTCGCCTTTGTCACCAAGAAGCGCTGGGTGCCATATGCCGCCGTGCATGAAACGCCGCTGAGATAGAAGATCTCCTGCACGCCGGTCTCGAAGTAGCGCTGGCACGTTCGCAATTCCTGATCATAGGGCCGCGTGATCAGGCTGGAGCGCGCGGCAGATGGCGCTTCCAGCCCCGGCAGCACAAGCAGGCCCGTGATGCGGAAATAATCCGTCGTCGCGGCCACGCCGTTCACCTGCCCTACGCCGGAAAGATAATAGCCGCTGTTCCAGACGTTGTTGGAAGGCGATGTGTAGGTCGAGCCGCACGCCATCGGAAAGAAAACATAAAAGCCCACGCCGGTCTCGGTCTTCCATGTCCCGTCAGTCGGCCCCGGAATGGTGATGACATTGTACTGCGCGACATCGGAGGCATTGTGGGTGTAGGCGACGGTATAGGAACGATCATTGCTGTTGGAGACGGAGATGGTGTAGGTGCCGGGGCGGTGGTGATCGCTCCAGAAGGCGATTGTCAGTGGCTGCGCCCCCGCCGTGCCCCATCCCAGCCGCGCAATGCGCCAGCCCTCGATGGGGTGACCGAGTAAGCAAAAATCACCCGCCGCCATTGCCGCTTGCG